TCATTGCGAGCCGCGCTTATATTCGCTCAAAATCGCGTTGAGCATCGTCACGATCTCGGCATGCGATAGCTCAAGCGAACGCCCGGAGCTGCCGCGCATTCCGTCGACCCGCGCTCGCGACGTCGGAAGCCCGTAGTCAGTCATGGCTTGCGCGATTTGTTTCGCATCCCAATCGTCGTCCCGAAGCAACTGCAGGATTGCCTTGACGACATCCTGCAGGCTGCACGCTTCTCCTTCCGGCCAGATCGCGCCGCGGCCGCCCGTGATTCGATGTGACGCGATAAGTCGACCATCTTTGAATAGCTCGACAACGCCGCCCGCGGACTGATCGCGGGTTGCACGATGCCACGCGGCCTGCGCCATCGGAGACCAATCGGTCTCCGTGACCGTCCTTCCATCATGCCGGACGATGTAGGTCATTCAATCACCGAGCTTTGCTTTCATTTCTTCCTGAAACTCCCTATTGAGCCGCATCGTCTCGGAGACCGAAAAATGCCAGCCGGCCTCCTTCGCCGCGGCACGCCGTTGAAGCTCAAGCGCGAGTCGGTCGGCGTTGCTCTTGTGATGCCGGAGCATGTCGCTACGAACGAAAACGCCGTACTCCGTCGGCGAGTATTCCGGTATGAACTCGCTCCGGCGCGCCTTCGCGTTCGCGGCCTTTGATCGAGACACGCGAACCTTGAACCCGTTGGCCGGCACGCCGTCATCCGTGAGACTGTTCGAGATCGAGATAGACGCTTCGCACGTCTCAGCAATGCCGACAACGTTACCCAGGGAGTCGAGCAAGAAAGCGGATGGATTTTTCATTTGTTGATCCTCTTCTATGCTGCCTAAGCGGCAGCGAATTGATTGGACTGCCTGCGCGGCAGATAAAAACGAGCGGCACGATACGCCTAGATTTTCTGAGCTGCCTACGCGGCAGTGATGGCGATGTGACCTTACGGAAGGTAAATTACACCGTAGTTTCTACGGCGTCAAGAGTTTTCTATCGCTTGTGGCGGCATCTACGGGCTCTTACGCGGTTTTAAGGGCGCGCTCTGCGGCCATGAAGCCAACCCAATTCCCGTAGGCGTCGAGCCCGCGGGCTGCCAGCTCTTCGCGCGCCAAGGCGTTCAGATCAACTTTGCCGCGAGCGACCGCTGAAAGTAACAAGGTATCAGCGCCTTGGAGAATGAGGACTTCGTCAATCTTCAGGCCCAGCTGTTTAGCGATCTTGGTAGAGAGGTTCATGCGGCGCGTCCGGTGATTTGTCTGGTCACCATTCACGCTCTGGTTGGAACCCGAAGCAAGAGATTTCGACGTCGCAGCGCGACAAAGTGTGTACGGCTCTTACGGTTGGATCAGCGCGTTCTTTACAGCCGGTCCGCCGTGCCCGATGACGAATGAAAATACAAACGCCAAGCGAATCGGCATGAGTTCGACCTTGACGGCCGTTCCCTGGCATTCGTCGTTCTTCGGTACGCCGTCAGGAAAAGTACACATGCGCGCGGGCTCGAATCGCCACTGTTGCACGGCTTGTTTTGTCGCAGCGAGGAACGAGTCGTCTGGGTGATTCGCCTTGCTCGGGCAATTCCCGGTGTCGTACAGCGGTCGGCTATCGAATACGCGGCCGGCTGTATCTATATCGATCTCCAGGCAGACCTGCTGTTCGGGCAGATTCTTTGACACCAGTTCGCTCGGATAAATTGGGAGCGCTGGTTCCCCGATTCGGTCGCCAAGCCGAAAGACTTCTCGATCGCTCTCCGTATACGTTTCAGCGCCGGCAGGGAGCATTAGCTCATAGGAAGAATTCGGCCGGGATTTCGTAGCTGCGCAGCCCAATAACAAGCTGATAGCCAAATACAAGCACGATCTGATCATCCGTGTAGATACCGAGGGCTGTGGCGGAAAGATGGCCGCGTGGTTAAACGCGGCCATCGCGAACCATTCGGGTTATCCCCCGATCGGGCCGCTCTGTTTCTTCTTGACGCAGACTGCGCCCGTTGCGGTCGTTGTGCATGTCCAGCAGCCGCTGGCATTGCACACCGTCGTCGTCTGACCAGACGAACCCGGCCCAGGCGGATTGTCCGCAAGGGCCAAACCGCTGACGAACGATGCCGAAAGAGCGAACGCGAGTGTAGCTAACTTTCTCATTTTACAAACCTCCAATGTTAATAAAACGGAACAAGCCTGATTGCCCGCCGAGCGAGCGGCGCGAGTCTGTGAGTAAAAATAAAGAGTGTCAAGCGGGCTAACGGAATGACCAAAAATCGGCGACGCATTCGCCAATTTAAGCGACCGAAATCTTTCAGTTCTGCAAGCTGTGCGGTTCAACTACCGCAAGCGTCATCGCCAAACAGAGCACCCTGGCGAGAATTGAACTCTGCGGCTTCAAACAGACGGACGCGTTTGTAGGCGGCTTGGACGCCGAGATCGAACTGCTTCGCGGTCGCAACGATGTTGCGGCCGGATTTGACGTAGTAGGCATGTAGCTCGCGGTCGCGTTCTGAAATTTGGAGCACCCAGCCTTTACCGACGTAGATCAGCTCCCCGCCGAACTCGTCGCACATCTCCTGCGCGCACGCCATACCGATCTCGCCGGCCTGCTCTGGCGGTAGGCTTAGTTCGGCCTGCAGCTTACGACTCACGACCTCAGCAAGATCGCGAGTGAAAGCTGCCGTGCGGTCGAAATTCGCGCTCATTCGTAGTCGACGTCGCGAGAACGATACCAGGCTTTGAGCTGCTCGATGACGTCATTAGCATCAAGCCCGACCAAGTGCTGCGGCGCGATCTCCGTTACAGACGGATGCGGGGATTTTCGCGCGTGCTGTGCGATGTAGCGGCGCAGCGCTCCATCGGAACCGTCACGGACCACGCCAGCATTCGCGAGACAGGTCCACAGCCAGCGAATCAGCGCCTCCGGCGTGCCTTTTTTGTAGCGAGTCTCGCCGGCCTTCGGTGCAGGCTTGAAGCCGCACCCCTTCAGATGTTCGAGAACGTCAGCGCGGCCAGCAGCATCCAGGTCCTTCGCAGAACGCACGCGACCGATAGCCCAAAGCATGTCGCGATAACCCGAGTCGTCGAACTTCGTGCGCAAGCCAAGCTTCTGCGCGCCGATGTGAATCTTCGCCAGCTCGATCGTGCGAGTAGGTTTGGGGGATTTCCCCTGCTTGCGCTTCGTGCGAGTAGTCACGCCGTCCCCGCTGTTGGCCGAACGTCGAAGCGCTTATCTGCGCAGATCTGCCAGAGCGCCTCTACGTCAAAGTGCGGACCGAAGACGCGCTTGCCGCGATACGTGAAGCCCTCGCGCGCGCGGTGCTCCATGCTGGTCATGACCAGCTTGAAACACGTCTGCACGATCTCGCTGCGTGTCATGGACGGCGACAGCAGCCATTTGCGTGTGTACTGCGCTTCCGGCCGCTTCGTGACGATGTCGGCATCGAGGTAGACGCCCTGCAGGTAAATGCCGCCGTGTCCTTCAGAGACGGTAAACGTATAGCCGTCGAAGGCGCATTGCTGTACGAGTGCGCTCATCTGATCGATATTCACCGGGCATGCTCCAGCTTGCGTGGCCCGTTATCGCCGACGCCGGGATGGACGCGTGCGGCGCTGCCTTTGATATAGCCGGCATCGCGGTCGCCGTAGGAAGCGCGGCCATGCTTGCCGACTTCGCGGCCGGCGGTCTGCACGATGTTCGTGTGCTTGCTCTCGATTGCGCGAGCTATAGCCGCTTTGCGATCGTCGGCAAGCTCGGCGCCGGGAAACTGATGACGAACAGCCGAGATCCAGCCGATGGCGAATTCCTCGCCACGTCGCTCTTTGTTTGCGCGCTTGCGCACGCGCGCCGTGTGTTTGCCCTTATCCACTTCGAGCTGGCGCCGGAGCACTGAGAACGCGTAGGCCGCGATTTCCGCGTCGGACCCGGCACCGAAAAATCGCACCGTCGTCGTCGATTCGGACGCGGGCCATCCGTTCCTCATGACGGTCCGGGAGACTCGATGGATGACTACGTCGCAGCGGAAGCCCGTGGCGACGATGTCGATCAAGAACATCAGCGACCTAGCGGGAACCGAGCCGCGGCAGCGCGTTGGCGCATCGGCGTGGTGAATTTCGCTCGCGTAGGCGTCGGCCTCGGTCAGGCCGTGCTCGTCCATCAGGGCGCGCGCCTGGCGCAGTGCGGCGGCGGCTTCGTTCGGGTTGGAGCTCGCGGCGAGGCGAAGGCAACTAAGAACTTTACGGAGCGCGGTTTTGCGGTCCATCAGCCAGCTCCTTGGGCGATCGTTTCCCCGCCCGCGGGCCGCCACGCGTCCCACGAGTAGGTTTCATTGCGGAATGCGCCGCTGGCGTTGAGATGGCGCACGGTGCCATCGTCGTCGAGCATGCGCAGCGGCAGCCCGCCCGCTGCGCGCGAGAGCGATGCAGCTGCGTCCTCGACCTCGAAGCGCTGCGCAGCGTCGAAATCGAGCATCGTGTGCCAAGCCTCTTTCTTGCGGATCTGGAGCTTCACGAGTCGCTCTCCCCTTCCTCGGCGTTACCGAGCAGTGCGTCGACCATCTTGTCGATCTCCGAATCCTGCGCTTTGATCAGCACGGCTTCGCCATCGTTGGTCACGGCGATGCTGCACTTCTTCAGCTCTGCCGCCGAGAGCGTCTGCAGGGCCGACTTGATCGGTTTGTCAGTGGTTTTGATGTACGCGGCGGCCTGCTCCTCTCCGAAGAGCTTTCGCAGCGCAGCGATCGTCACCTTCTCGTCGGCGATCTGCAGCTCGCCTTTCTGCTTCTGCCAGCCGACCTTGATGCCGTGCAGGATGCGCGTCTTCGGCTTGTCGAAAAGCCCACGGCCATCGATGACGGCGGCCTTCAGTACTTCGTACGCCTCGCGTGTGCGTTCGAGGGAATTTTTGATCCCCTGGAGTCGGCGCCGCTTTGCGGCCTCGTGTTCCTCGCGCAGAATGTTGACGCGCTCGGCCAGCTCGTCGCGAGCGCCGGCATAGACCTTGGCAGCGGATTCGATTTCTTCGATGGTGGTGCTCATGATGGGTCCTATTCGTGGCGGGCCTGCGGGGGCGCGAAGGTCCGTCGTCAAGTCGGCAGGTGCATCTGGCCGAACAGATCGGGAACGGATACGTGCTTCATAGCCGCGATCTGCTGCAGCGAGCTCATGGCGCGCTTGCGCAGGAAGGCGATGGTGTCGGCCAGATCGTCCGGCGTGAGAGCGAGGAAATAGCCCGCCTCGGTCGTGGCGCAGACGTGATGGCCTTCGAGCCGGAGCTCGACGACGAGCTCGCGCACCCTGCGCTCATCGCCGCGCGTGGGCTCGTAACCGAGGCATTCGCGGGCGAGAGCCGTCACCGTAACGCCTTGCCTGCGCCCTATGTGATTCCGCAGCGCGGCGAGCAGTGTGTCGCGGGTGATGGAGTTATCCATTTTGAAGTGCACGCATTTTTCGTTCGGCTCTGGCCCGATTCCTGAAGATGCAGCCCACCCCATTCTCAGCAACGTGATGCCACTTCTTTCCGACAAGTATCTGTAGGCCGTATTCGACTTTGAGTGTTTGAATGTTCAGCCATTCGTGCAGCCGTACTTTTCGCTTGACCGCGGCCTTTGATTTTCGTGTGTCAGCCATTGAGTACCTCCGGGTTGATGCCCGCATCGCGCAGGCGCTGCTTCGCCTCTTCGAGCGTGGCGAGGCCGAGCTCCAAGTCGCCGCGCGCCGCCGAAATCAGTAATTGCCGCGTCATGCGCTCGTCGGCATCGACGCGTGCGGCGCCGGTGCGCACTGCCGTCTCTCGCGCCTTCTCGACCTTGGCACCTGCGGCATCGGCCAGGCCGAAGGCGATTTCGAGAAGGTAGCCGTGGGTCTTCAACGGCAGTTGGAGCTTGCCGGCGTCGCGCTGTTCGATCATGCGCTCCAGCGCTTGCTGCCAGAGCGGCAATGGACACGCCAGCGTGCGGCCGTTTCGCGTAACCGTCTGCTTGCCAAGATCGAGCTCGGCGAGAAGGTTCTCCATGCGATGAAACGCCAGCATGCGGCCATGCGAACGGAACATCGCAAGGTACTGCGCGAGCAAATGCCCGAACGGCCGCGGCTGTAAATTCAGCGCGGCGACGAGCGCCGACCGCGCCTCATCGACACCAAGCGCGACTTCGAGCGAGAAGCCCGCGTTACAGGCTGGACACTTGAGCAACATGGATCTCGCCTACGTGATGGGACGTCGGCACGCCGAGGCGCTTGCGCAGCGCTTCGGCCTCGGCCTCGTGCTGCGCCGCGCGCGCGTGCGCCTGGCGCGCGGCGTCGAGCTGCCTCTGCGCTTCGCCGAGCACGCCCGCGATGACGGCCTTGCGCTCCTGTAGCACGCCGATCGAGTACGCGGTGAACAGCGCAAAGGCGATCAGCGTGAGCTCAAGCAATATCGTGCGCACACGGTGGAACGGCTGCGCGTCGGCCGGCGCGGAGAACTGAACGGCATCTAGTTTGGTCATGGCATGCTCCTAGGCGTGGATTCGCTGACGACGATGGCGAGCGCGGCGCGCTCCATATGTGCATTGAGCACGCGGTGCACGCCATAGAGAGCTGCGGCGCGTGCTGCGACATCGCTACAAGAGGCGATGGCATCGATTTCGCGGACGGCCGAATCGACAAGGATGTCCAGCGAAGGGCCGAACGTGAGCCGAGCCGAGCCCGAGGTGACCGGCGCGGGAGCTGGTGACGGGGACTGCGGAGCAATCACGGGAGGGCGCAAGCTGTAGCGCAGCGAGCCATCGGAAAGGTGGTGCCGATGCACCAGCCCCTCCTTGACGAGGACCTTCAGCTCGGCCTGCACGTCCGGCGTTTGTTCGTTGAGCAGGAAAGACAGCTCTCCCGCCGTCATTGCCTCCCTGCCGTCCAGGCGCGCAAGTATCTCGCTCTGCAACAAGGTGCGTTCGATCATGGCCGCACCGCCTTCGGCAGCGTTTGCCGAATTGCACGACGAGCATTGCTCAGGCAGTTGTTTGCGTACTTGAGCGCGTGGAGTGCATCGAGCTGTTTGTTCGTCTCGATGTCCTGCACCGCCGCTTTGAGCCAAGCGCGCACCCCGCGAACCTGCTTCAGCGCGTAGGCTTTTGTAGGTTGGCTGTGGGCGCTCATCCTTGACGCTCCTCCAGCACGGCGGACTTCGCCTTGAGCGATTCGAGCGCGTGCAGCGCGGCGTTTATCGCTGGCGTGGTCAAGTAGTTCGGCTGCAACGCTGGATTGAAAGAGAGATTGATGCGGAGCTCCCCCTTCGCGATGTTGACGTCCTCGATCGTGAGCGTGCAGGTGCAGCGAACCTGTTTGGGGCGAGATGCCTGGGCGGCCTTTGGTGCCGCACCATTCTGACCAGCGAGTTTCCGGGCTTTGGATTGGGTGCGCATCAGCTCACCTCCGCCAACATGGCGACGATCTCGCTGCTCTTGCTGATCTTCAGATACAGCGCTTTACAGTGAGGGCAAGTCGCCAGCGTGTCCCAGACCTCGCCCTTGTTCGCAGCGCGATCCTCCAATTCCTTGCCGCAGCACGGCACCTGGTACCGAAGGATGCGAACGCCATTTGCGCGCAAGCGGGAAATGAACTCTTCGTGCTTTTGGAGTAGCGTGATTTCGGCTGCCATCACACCCTCCCGACCAGCTCGCCGCTGATCTTGGCGAGGCCGAGCTCGACCGCCTGGTTCATCGCCTTCACGATGAGGTTCTGCACGACGAGCGGATAGAGGTGCGACTCGACGTGCTGGGTATTCGGCCGTACACGCGTCAGGCGCGCGCGGATCGCGTCGAATGCGTCCTTCTCGAAGATCTCGTCGAGGCGCTTGCCGACGCGCTTGAATTTGAGCGTCAGGTACTCTTCGAGATTGCCGTTGAGCGACTTGAGCGTTGCCACCTCGCAACGCCGGATGAACTCGCGCAGATCCGGGTTGCGCTGCTCGTTCAGCCGATCGCTGAGCTCCGGCTGGCCGACGATGACGATGCCGATGAGCTTCTTGTATCCGTCCTCCATTTCCCAGAAGCGCTTGAGGTACTTGAGCGTCGCGTTGGTCAGGTCGTGCGCCTCTTCGATGATCAGCACATGGTTGTTGCCCACGCGTGCGCTCTCGGTGAGGATGCGCTGGATCTGACGCGCCTTCAGTTCGAGCGAGACCTTCGGCGCCTCTTTCGACAGATCGTTGATGATCGCGTCGCAGATGTGAGCCGCCGTCAGCTGCGTCTTGTCGACGGTCTGCGGCTGGATCATCGTGATCTTCTCGTTGTCGCGGCGGATGCGCTCGACCAGGTCGCGGCGCAGCGTGGATTTGCCGCTACCCGACTCGCCGATGACGGCGATCAGGCCCGAGTTTTTGGCCGCGTAGTGCATCGACTCGCGGATGTAGCGCTGGTCTTTGGACAGGTAGACGTCCTGTGGCCCTTGCACGTCATCCATAAACGGATGGCGCGCGAGGCCGAAGTGTTCGCGGGTAGCTGGTGATAACATTTCACTCTCCGGTAGTAGGAAAGGCGGCTCGCTCGGTTCTGAATTGGCGTTCGGCCGAGCGCGTCGCGGACTGCTGGGGCGGGCCTGGTCATCGACTACACCGTCGATGATCCAGGCCTGTTCGATTTCTTCTTCGGGCACGCCGTGCGCGCGGAGAAACTCCGCCGTCACGCGCTTGATTTCGTCGGCCTCGATCGTCACCGGCCAGACGCGGCGCGTGAGCAGCGTCGACAACGTGGCCGGCGCTATCTCCTGGCCGCTGCGCTTGCCCGAACTGAAACGGAGCCGGGCGCGGAGCAAACCGTGCTCCAGCTTGTGACGCAGCAAGATGGCGCGGAGCTTGTACGGCGCCGCACTCCTACTGCTCGTGACGGGGCGTCCCATGCGTGGCATGTCACACCACCGGCGACAGATGCATCGGCTGCTCGACGCGCAGCGGCTGGACGAGCTCGTCGAATTCGAGCGGGAACAGTGCGCCAGGTAGCTCGTTGCTCCGCGGACTCGCGAGGATGACGACACACCACAAACGCGCCGTATCGGTCACGCTCGCTTTGTTGTTGGACAACAGCGTGAGTATGCGATCGCTGTCGTTGACCGGGCGGAACAGCACGCCAGGGGTCATGTCGCGCGCATGCGGATAGACCGGCGTGGGAACACGATGAAGATTGGGGACGTTGCCGAACATTTGTTGACTCCTTTTGGGTTGGGGACGTGGGACTACACCGCGACCAAGCGCGGCGCTTGCTGGAATGCCGGCGGCGCGCCGGCTGCGGACAGCTGTTCGATACGCTCGACCAGGCCGTCGATCTGATTGGGCTCGATGCCTTCGGGGAACCACACGCGCACTGCTTCGGCTTCGTGCGTCGCGAGCGCGCGGTTGAGGCGCGCGCGCAGCTCGAAGAGCATTTCCACGAACGTCAGCGGCTTGAGCTCGACGTGCGCCGGATTCGGCACGTGCAGCTCGGTGCCGCGGCGCTGGATGAAGTCCGGCGTCGCCGCGGCCTTCTCGCGCAGGTCCTTGAATGGGTCGATGCGGCCGTCGAATGCGACGGCGCCCTTGACCTTCGCCGCGGTGGCGTCGAGCGTGTCGCGCTCGCCATAGGCCGCCTCGTTGGCTTCCTTGCGCGCGGTGTCGACGTCGGTATCGGCCTTCGCGGCGTAACGCTCGCCGAAGACCGGGGCGTCGGCGAAGAAACCGCCAGCCGCTTCGGCGATCGGCTCGCACTCGTGATAGCGCGTGCTGCCGTCCTCGTTCTCGCCGATGATGTAGATCGCGGGCGAGCGGTAGGGATTGACCACGACCTGTAGCGTGTCGCCGACGCGCACGTTCGGGATATGGCCCACGCTGTACGGCAGACTCTCGCCGCCGCGGACCTTGAAGCTGATCGTGAGGTTGCCGACAACCGTGCGCAGCACAGGCTTCGTGTGCATCAGCACCGCGCAGGTTTCGAGCGGCGGGCATAGGCGCAGCTGGTCGGTGCGCACGGTTTGCCAGAGCGCATCGCGCGTATGGCCGTGGCGGCGATGCACGTGTACGCCGTTGAAAGACTTCAGCCAAGTGTCGAGGTGCGCATTCAGCTCGTCGACGCTCTCGACGCGCGTGAATGTCAGGCGCCCCTCGAACTTCGTCTCGATGATGTTGTGCGTAACCTCGACCTGGCCCTTCGCCCGCGCATTGCCCGGCACGTGCGCCCAATGTCGAACGGCGAGCTGGTCGAGCAGATTGCGGATGCCGTGCGATTGGTTCGCACTGCCCGCGTCCCATACAAGCATCCAGGGCACGCCGTGCATGACGCGGCCTTCGCTGCGCTGCATGCAGTGCATGAGGAACTCGAAGACGCTGCGCTGATCTTCGCCGGCGGCGTGGTAGTAGCGTGCGATTACGTCGCCGGTAAAGTGATCGGTGGCGGCGTAGCGGATCACGCGCAGGTTCGAGACGCGCGCCAGGTCCTTCGGCTTGCGCGCGTTGAACTTGCGCTCGTCCATGACCGCCGCCTGCCCATTGCGCAGGTAGTAGAGGACGCAGATCGACGCGTCGAGCTGCCACACGTGATTCACATGCAGGCTGCGCATCGACGCATGCGGTGTCGGCTGCGAGAGCTGATCGGGGTGACAACCCTCGCGGCGCATGATGCGCGAGAGCGTCGTCGCGCTGACGCGCGTGGAAAGAAGACCGTTCGCCTCGGCCACGTCGATCGCGTCACCGAGCGGCAGCAGGCGCTTGCCCGTCGTGCGCCGCGATGCTTGGGCAATCGCGGCGACGGCTTTCACTTCCTCCACCGACACACGCGAGTCGCCCTTGTCCGAGCGCAGCTTCTTGCCGCTCGACCAGCCGACTTTGCGCAGGCGCGCGTACAGCGTCTGTACGCTGATTCCGAGCATGCGCGCGCCATCGGCGACGATCGCGCCGCGGCTGCGGTGCGCGGCGGCGCGCAAGCGCGCAGCGAGCGATTCGAGTAGGTGCATTTCGGCGAGCTCCCCGGCGTGCATGGCTTGGTCAAACTCCCTTCGACCGAATGCCGGTGACGACGAACAAAACATCCACACCGTGTTGAGCAACACGACCGAGGTACTCGGCATTGGGGGATGTGCGTCCGGTCTCGAAGCTGATCTGAGTCCGCTTGCTGACTCCGCCGCGAACTGCCATTTCTTGCTGCGACATATTGAGCAGAATGCGCTCTGCTTTGAGTCGAATGCCGACCGTCGAAGATGTACTCATCACGGGCCTCAGTCCCCAAGGTCCTTGGCCAGCTCGTTCGCCCAGTGATGGGCAAACTCGGTCGCCTTCTCCAGCGCCTGCGTCACGTCCTCGTCGGGCTGCTCGCCGGCTTCGGTGTACAGCTCGTTGATCGTGCCGATCGTCTGCCGCATTTTGTTGAGGAACGAACCGGCCTCCGTGCTGTACTCGGAGACGTCTTTCAGCAGCTCTTTGATCTGCTCGCGTGTACCCGAGCGCGTTGCACGGCGGCTGAGCTTGTTGATGCGCTCGTCTTTCTTGCGGATGATCTCTTCGTCCGCGGCCTTCTCGTCTGCGCGCTCATCGCGTTCCGCGCGCAGCGCCGCGACGACTTCGTCCTTCGTCATGGTCGCGAACTCGTCTGCGGTGAATCCCGCCAGTTCGCCGCCTTCGGCTAGGTCGCCGATGTCGGCGTCGTCTTCGGCGATCAGGGCAAGCACCTTGGACATGCCAAGGCGTTCGGCGAGCTGCTTGCGGTGCGCATCGCCGCCAAACTTGCGCGCGACCTGCATCGCCTTCTGCGCGAAGCGCGGGCTAACGCCGACTTCCTGCAGGGCCGAAAGAAACTCACCGTGCGGTTCGCGGGCGCGGACCTGCAGGAAGATCAGCCCGAGCTCCAGCGATTGCAGGCCGATGTTGGCGACCAGGTGTTTCGCGTGGATCAAGAGCGCGGCGCGGTTGTATTCGACGCCGATGCCGTAGTCGCGGTCGATCAAGGCGAGCTGCTGGCTCAACTGCGCGGATTCGGCCCCGGCCGCTTCGAGCGCGGCATGGTCAACTTGAGCCGCTTCGATGCCGTCGGTCTGCTCGGGCGAGCGCTTGGTGCGTGGGCGTGCCATCTTGTCCCCTATTGGTTAGCGTGGATGGGTGGAGTAGCGCTGACGCGTCTCGTCGAGACGGTCCTGCGCGCGGGAAAAAGCCGTGCCGGCTGCGAGACTGATCTGCACCGCTTTAGGGGCGAGTCGCCAGCGGCCGGTATCGAGCGGCTCGGCCCAGCCGGCCTCTTTGAGATTCGCGAGGTCGCGTGTCATGTTGGAAGGGCTGGTCCGCATCGCCGCTGCGAGCTCTGACGGCGCGATGCCTTCGATTTCGTGACCAGCCAGGCGGAAGATGAGCTTCAGCGCCCGCTGCTGCGCCTCGTTGATGTAGCGCTCGCTCATGCGGTCACCGCGTCAAGCTGGTGCTGGACCGTCGCCAACTTCTGCGCCCAAAAGGCCGCTGTTTCGGCGGCTTCGGCAGCGCGATCCCGCGAATACAGGTTGTCAAAGCCGGCGCGTTTGCTTAGATCGGCGGTGCGGAGCTCTCGCTCACAGCGCTCAGCGAGCAGAACAATGAGGCGACGGATATTCCGTCTGCGGAGAGGCAAGTTGGGGGCGTAGGTCATGACAGATTGAGCTCCGGTTGGGTGTGACGTTCGACCTCCGCGCGCTCACGCGCGAGGCGCTCGATAGCGTCGTTGACGAAAGCGAGGGTGTCGGCTGCTTGAGCCTTGCCGGCAGCGAAATTCAGGAGCGCGCCGACGGCGCGCGTGCAGGCGTCCTGCACGGCATGAATATCTGCGGGATTGGCCTTGCGGCCGGTCGGCATGTCGATCAGCAGCTTGCGTGTGCTGACGGCCAGGTGCTGAGTGATAAACGTGCAGCGGCACGCGCACTCGAATGGCCGGATCAGTCGCGCCGGGATGCTGGCCGACTCGATGTACTTGTAGAGCGTCCACTTGGACGCAAGGCCCATTTCATCCGCGATGCGATCGACCGTCATCTGATGCCGCTCGCGCGCATACTCGACGCATGCCTCGATCGCGTCCTGCAGCGACGTGGGGCGATAGGTCTTCCAATTGCGCTTAGCCATTGGAAACCCCCGAAAACGACGGTCCCCAAACATCAGCGTGTTTTGCTATTGCGCAATTGAGTTGCGCACGCTGAAATGGGCACTGGTGCCTAAAAAACGGATACATCATGAACGGCGAAGTGCTCATGGTTGAGCTAGCCCACGAGCGTGCGAAACGCGTCGGCAACCTGCGCGCGAGTCATCGCTGCGCGCCGCTTGCGAGTCGCTTTAGGGCCATGCCATTCCGGCCAAAGCTCAGCGAGCTGGAACCCCGTTTCGGCAGCAATCTGCATTTCGACTCTTCGGCTGCGACGATTGCCGAAGATCACGTCGTGGATCACAGAGGCGCTGACCCCGCACGTTTTGGCGATGTCCGTCTGCCGAATGCCGCGCAATTTCAAGGCGGCTTGGATCATTACGGGATTCATGTGATGTGACCTTTCCGGGGGAAAGCGCCCCCGGTGGCGCATAAGAAATTCGCTTCAAACGAGGCGAACAAATTAGCGAATGAATGGATGATCCACCCATTTGAGTGGATAGTCAAGCGTTTTGGATTGCTATGAATATTGGCGAGCGGTTGAGAGAAGAGCGAACCCGACTAGGTCTTTCGCAAGCGGACTTCGGCGCGTTAGGCGGCGTGGCTGCGAATGCGCAAGGGAACTACGAGCTCGACAAGCGCTCTCCGGATTCCCTGTATCTACAGAAGATCGGACGCATCGGAGCCGATGTTCTCTACATCGTGATGGGTGTTCGGGGGCGCGACATTGACCTGACGCTATTCGGAGTTTGCGAGGTTGCGTTGCGTCAGGCGTATGAGACGGTCCGCAGCGGAGCAGATCCTGGTCGGAGCTTCCGCAGCAATCAGCTTTGCAAGCTCTATAACTCGGTCGTTAGTAAGTTGAAGCCCGACGACAATGTAGTTGCGGCGGCGAAGTTGGCCGCCGAGTCGCTGATTGAGTGGGCAAACGATCCATCTGATCCTGAACAATTGGATCGCGTATTGCTGCAGCCCACTGCTCCGACGCCTAAGAGTGGAGGCGTCAACGTCAGTGTCAGTGGTACGGGGAACCGTGGCGCAGGTGGGGATTTAATTCAGGGCAGCACGATTATTCGGAAAGGCCGGGGCTAGCGATTAAAACGTGAGCTAAGTCCGGTGTAGGAGAATTCCTACACATTTTTCGGCAGAAATCCGACGCGTTAACGCTGCATTTTCTTGCATGATGAAACTTCCGCCGAAGTCCGGGAGTCCGAGGCGGAAAGGACGGGCCGTGAAGGAGTACTCCGCAGGATCATCGCCGCAGTGATCCTGCGCTCTTTGCGATGTGCGGCATGCTCAGGGGTACCTATGAGTTACGACGATTCAGGCGCCCGCCATGCGGTGCGCGACTACTACGAGGGCTGCACGTTTATCGATGCGGATTTTCCTGTTGAAGGCCGTGAAATCGGGCCGTGTCGAAAATGCCAGCGACCGATTTGGATTGACGCACCGTTTTGCGGACACTGCTACTACGATCCTGCGGTCGAGCAAGCTAAATACGCGGCGCAATTGGAACGCGCGCGCGCTAAGCAGATGGAGATATACAAGCTCACTGCGGGCGGCTTCGTGATTGGGTTTCTTTTCTTGGGCTTGCCTTCCGGTGGATTTTTCGAGTTTACCGGCACCAGCCTAATGACCTACTGCGCTGCGTCGGGATTCGCAGTCGCTGCGGGTATGCACACCTTGTTTAGGTGGGCACATCGCTTCGATGAAAGGCGCGCAAGAGAGAGGGCTCTGCAATGAGGATGCTCAAACTCGCATTGCCTATTTGTATACTTTTCTCTTCTGGCATTAATGCTGCTGAACCAGCGCACTCTGCGGTCATGGATCACTACTACTGCTTGTCGGAGGCGCGCGCCGAACCGATCCGACGCGCAGCCGGGCAAGGCAACGGTCCTGCGGTGTATCAAGATGCCCAGAAGTGTCTCGAAGAAAAGCTACCCGCAGCAATAGCCGAAGCAGCCAGCAATGCGGATCTCAAGGCCGCGGTGAAATCCTGGCACGCAAAGGCGATGACGCTGATGCGAAGCCCGAAAGATCGGTTGGTCGAGAAGGACGAGCGCGAAGCCGAAAGCGTGCTCGAAATGGAAGGGAAAGCGGCAGGCGTGTGGCACTGACACTCGTCGCGAACGATGTCACAATGACTCGCACGCTAGCGCATTGCTTCTTTAGCCTCGGCTAAAAGTATTCGCTGACCTTCATGCCGCACCCTGTGCGGCATGAACCCGACGCCTCTCTCCTCGATTCGTACTCGCCTCGCCGCCATTGCCGCGGCGCTGGCGCCCGCCGTCCGTGTCGTGCGCGACAAGCTGCGCGGCCTGACGCTTCTCCTGGTTGGCATCGCCACACTGTGGCTGATCGCTGTACCCAACCCCCTCGTCGAAAACACCAACACGATCAAGGTCGGCTTGATCGCCTGGCTCGTCTGCAAAGAATCGGTGCTCGCTTATCTGGGGTATTGGATCGACCGGCTGCTGCATCCGCGATCCCGGCCCGGACAGTTCGGCGATGCCGCCACCAGCGAGCTGACGACCGTCGAGAACACGCCGCCCGAGAGCGAAGCGGCCATCCTCGTCCGCCTGCGGTTCGAGGCATTCAACGTGGCCCGCATGGCGGCCGAGAAGCGTCGAGCCTTCATCATCTGCGCGGCGATGCTCGCGGGCGGCTTGTTCCAGTGAAGCGCTGGCTCGCACAGATCGCCATCGGCATTGTGCTCGGCATCGCCTTGGTGCTCCTGATGCTGCTCATTAGCGCGGCGACTTCGCCGTCCGCGTTTGGTGCGTCAAATGCGCCCCCAGGGGCGCATTTGACGATACAGGTGCCGAGCGCGTCCTATCTGTACCGATTCAAGCTGGAGCGCGAGGTGGCCTCGCGCTTCGGCACGACCGACGCCGTCGCCCGCATCGCAGGCCAGGGCCATGCGGAGAGCGCCTGGCGCTCGAATGCGCGCAGCGCGTATGCGCAGGGCCTGTATCAGTTCACGCCCGCGACCGCGCAATGGATCGTTTCCGTCTGCCCGGAGATCGGCGCTGCCGATCCGTGGGACCCGAATTGGAGCGTTCGCGCGGCCGTGTGCTACGACCACTGGCTGTTCGCCCGCATCGACGCGGCAACCGCCTGCGACCGCTGGGCGTTCGTGTTTAGTGCCTACAACGGCGGCCTCGTCTGGGTGCAGCGCGACCGCACACTCGCCGCGCAGCGCGGCTTCGATCCGCAGCGCTGGTGGAACAACGTCGAGCGCGCGAGTGCGCGTGTCGATTGGGCCTTCGACGAAAACCGAGGCTACGTCGAGCGCATCCTGCGTCAATTCGAGCCGGTGTATCTCGCGGCCGGCTGGCCGGGGCAGCAGGCATGCCCGTGATGATCAGCCCGGCATCGGTCTTCGTGTCGCTCGCGGTATTCGCCGCGGGCCTTGGGCTCGGCGGTTGGGCGCTGCATTCAGCCGGCTATCAGGCCGGCGTGGCCGACAGCAACCTCGCGCTCACCGAAGCGAAGAACGCGAACGACGCATCGCAGCTCGCGATTGCTGGGCTGCGCTTGAGCGTGACGACGTGCGAGCGCAACCGCATCGTCGATCAGGCCGCCCAGGACCGCGCACTCGCGGATCGCAAGGCGCAGCTGGAGCGCGCGGAGAAGGTGTACGACACGGCGCGAGAGCAGCTCAGCCGGCTAATGAGCGGCCAGTGCAAAGAGTGGGCAAAGCAGGCCGCCTGCGGGAGCGTGCCCTGATGCGTGTCGCTCGGACATTCGTCGCTGCACTTGCCGCGCTCAGCGCGGCTTCTGTTTCCGGCTGCACCTGGTTCACGCCGCGCACAGTCGTGAAGCCGGAAACCGTGGAAGTCACGAAGTATCAGCGCGAACCGCTGCCTCCGGCACTGCTGCAGGCGTACATCTACGTCGAGCCCGATCCGGCGTGCTGGCGTGACGGCCACCGCGAGTTCTGCAACGAGCAGCTGCTGCAGATGCGCCTGGGCTATCGGCAAGCATTGTCGAGCTGCAACGACGACAAGGCGGCGCTGCGCGCCGCAGGGCCGGCCGCGGGTGAGCAATGAGCGTCGCATGCCGCTGCAGGAACTGGCCGACAAGTGGGTGCGCGAGGCGTACGCGCTGGAGCGCCAGGCCGAAGCGAAGCATGCGGACTGGACTGTGATCGAGCGGCGGCTGATGGACATGCGCGCGCGGACGATACGCGTCTGCGCGCAGGAGCTCAGAGACGAAGCGGGAAAGGTGCGGCGTGGATGACGTAGAGCGTGGGCAGGAATTGGATCAGGCGAATTGCGCGGCGGCGTTGCGGGCACAGCTCGCGCGCGTCGCCGCAGAGGCCGCAGAGGAACGGCGCGGCACACCGGGGCTTTGTGTCGTCTGCGACGAACCGATTCCCACTGCACGCTTGCAGGCTCAACCGAACGCCGTGCGGTGCATCGAATGCCAGGAGCGCAAGGAAAAGTATGGGGACTAGCTTCGATTGGGATGCCGTATCGATCGCCGCGATCGTCGCCGCGGTGTGCTGCGTCGTCTGCGCCGTAATTTGCATCGGCATCTGGCGCAAGTTCGGCGCAACGAATTTCGACAAGCAGATTACCGCGGGCGACAGCAGCGTGCGCGCCTATGCAGAGGAAGAGCTGGCCGACATCCGCGATTCGATCGCGCGCATCGAACAGCGGCAGGAAACCGAGGCGGAGCATGTGCTTCGCCCGCGCGACCTGGGGCGCGTGCACGACAAGATCAACGCGGTCGCGCTCGATGTCGCCGGCATGCGCTCGGACTACCGGGGCATCACTGAGCAGCTCAAGTTGCTCCAGCGCCTCTTCGAGAACCGTGTTCTGCACATCAACCACAAAGAGTGATCTGACATGAACTTCAACGAGCAAACGATGCCGTACCGTCGTGGCCGCATCCTCGCGTTGCTCAAAGTGAGCAACGAGAACGGCATGTCCGGGCCGCTGCTTCGCACGACGCTGCAAGGCTTCGGCTACAAGTGCGACGCGGATACGTTCGCGATCGACATTGACTGGCTCTCGCGTCACGGCCTGCTGCGCTCACGCGACGTCGGCGGCATCGAGATGACGACGCTCACACAGCGCGGGCGCGACGTCGTCACCGGCAACCTCGAAATCCCCGGCGTGAAGCTGATCGAGGATTGATCGATGACGGCGCGTTGCGAACACTGCAAGTTCTGGACGAGCACGAAGCTCAAGGGCAAGTCGCGAACCGGCTATCCCTGCCACGCCGGTAACTGCTCGAATCCGTTCCGGCTCGTGTCGTCTGAAAACCAGCGGCATAGCCTTATGCCCGCGTGCACGCACTTCAGCGGTCGCGGGCTGACGCGGCCGGCGCCGCCGACATTGAGGCTGCGCTGATGGCCGCACGCTCATCCGTTGCGCGTCTGCCGCAGGAGCTCGTGGATCTCTGCAATCGCCTCATGCGCGAGGGCAAGACGATCTACGAGATTACCGACAAGCTCAACGAGCTCGATGCTGATGTGTCGAAGTCGGCGGTCGGCCGCTACGTGAAGAGCGCGCGCGAGCAAATGCAGCGCTACCGAGACGCTCAGCAGGTCGCGAGCCAGTGGGTCGAGCAGCTCGGCGAGAACGGACGCGGCGACGTCGCCACGCTCTGCCAACAGATGCTGACCGGCATCGCGTTCCAGACGCTCGACCAGGTTGCCACCGCGCAGCTGCAGGAGGCCGGCGACGATAGCACGCCTGCGAAGCCGCTCAAGGCGATGGATCTGATGTTGCTCGCCAAGGCACTCGAATCGATCGAGGCCAGCAGCAAGCGCAGCATGGAGCGGCGCGAGAAGATCGAGCGTCTGGCGTTGGAGCGGCAAGCAAAGGCCGCCGAGAAGACCGCGCGCGCAAACGGTCTCTCGGACGATCAGTGGGAAGCGATCCGCAAGAAGTTCCTCGGCATTCGCGACGACGACGAAGGCGTCGCTGCATGACCCCCGAAGAAAAGCAGGAAGCTCTGGAGCTGGTCGACGATCTGCAACGGCCGCGCTCGGGCCGCCGCATTGAGCAGGCCGGATTGCAGAAGGAAATCCCGTACATCCTGCTGCCGTACCAGGTTCGCTGGCACAAGGACACTTCGATTGTGCGGGCTTGCGACAAGGGGCGCCGCGTCGGTTTCACGTGGGGAGCGTGGGCCGCGGAAGCCTCGTTGGAAGCGGCCCGCGCGAATGGCGGGATGGATCAGTTTTACATGGGCTACAACCAGAGCATGGCCGCCGAGTTCATCGGTGACTGTGCCACGTTCGCGAGCTTCTACAACCTCATCTGCAGCAAGATCGACGTCGCGTTGGAGCCGGTGGTCATTGCGAACGAAAAACGCGACATCGTTCGGTACAAGATTCAGTTCGCCAGCGGCAACAAGATCGAGGCACTCTCCGCGATGCCGCACAACTGGCGCGGGCGGCAAGGGCACGCACGTATCGACGAGACCGGCCATCAGCCCCACCTCAATGAAGTGTTGGACGGTGCGCTCGCGTTCCGAATCTGGGGCGGCCGGATCTCGATGGGTGGCACTCACAACGGTGAGGACTCGCCCTGGAACGAACTACTGAAGCAGATCCGCGCGGGCCGGCTCAAGTACTCACTGCACCAGGTCAAATTCAGCGACGCGATCCACGAAGGGCTCTACAAGCGCATTTGTCTCGTCACGCGGAAGGAATGGTCGAAGGACGGCGAACGCGACTTCGTTGCCGCCACGCGTGGCGACTATCGCAGCGCGGACGTTGCTGACGAAGAGCTGGAGTGCATTCCGCGCCGCGGTACTGGTGTCTATTTCTCGCGCCTGCTACTTGAGAAGTGCGCCGTGCCCGATGTGATCGTGGTGACGCTCACGAAGAAGGCCGAATTCGTCACCGATCAGTTCCGCCTTGCGGAGACGCAGCGCTGGATCGACGAGACGCTCGCGCCGATCGTGCGCGCGTTGCCCGGCCGCCGCACCGTATTTGGTCAGGACTTCGGCCGCACCGGCGATTTGTCCGCCATCGTGGTTGGTCAGATCGAACCGGTCGGAAGTAAGTGGCGAACGCCAGTGCGCATCGAACTGCGCAATATCCCGTTCGATTGCCAGACGCTGATCGTCATCTGGCTCGAACAGAACTTGCCTCTCTTGCATCACGAGAAGTTCGACGCGCGCGGTAACGGTCAGAGTCATGCCGAAGCAGCCCTGCAGCGGCGCGGCCCCGGCCGCGTTGAATGCGTGATGCTGTCGGGCAAGTGGTACGACGAATGGTTTGCGAAGTACCACCAAGCCTTCGAGGACGGCGACATCCTCACTTTCGGCGATGAGGACTGGATCGCCGACCACCGCAGTGTCGTGCTCGTTGGTGGCCTGCCGCGCATGAGTGACGCGCGCACTAAAGGCAGCGATGGCGGAGACCGCCACGGCGATACTGCCGTTGGCGGGGTGCTGATGTGGGCGGCAGCGCGAGAAGAGGTTCAACCGGCTGCTGGCGAGACCGTCGAGGCCAATCCGAACGACGCGCTACCCGAGGCGATGATCGGCCGTCGTCGCGCCGTGATGTTCGGTCGAGGCGACGACCGCCACAGCCGCGATTTGCGCCGATCGCGCCCAGGACCGCCGTAATGGCCCGCGAATTCTTTCCGTCTCATTTTGCGAAAAGTCCTACGCGGTTCCTGCCGCGTTTTGGGCATGGATTTTGGAGTGGACCCGCATGAAGCTGCTCGATCGCATTAAAAACTGGTGGAGCGGCCCGGTTGAGCCGGAGCCGGCCCAACCCGTTGCTCCGCAGTCAGACCAAGCCGCTTTCCGCGAATCGGCGGGGGTCAACATCGACGCCGACGAGGACGAATGGCGCCGCCTATCCGGCGACGGTCGCCGCGACCTCGCTCCACTGACGCAGCAGCGCATGCTGCGCCTCGCGCATTTCCTGTGGGAATCGAACCTCCTAGCTAACCGGCTCGTCGAGCTGCCGGTCGCGTATCTGCTCGCAGGCGGCGTGGCGTGGCGCGTCGATGACGAAGAGGCACAGAAGGCGCTCAATCGTCATTGGAACGATGGCATCAATGCGTACAAGATGAAACTGCCGAAACGCGTGCGCGAGCTCGGCCTATTCGGAGAGCAGTGCTACCCCGTCTTCGTCAACGAGGTGACGGGCTTTGTGCGCCTGGGCTACCTCGATCCGGTCGAGATCGCGACCGTCGTGACCGACCCCGACAATCGCGAGCAACCGATCGGCGTCGTGACGCGTAAGAACGACAAGGGCGTCGCGCGCCGCTATCGCATCATCGTCAACGTGCCTGAGAAGGCATTCGCTGAAAAGGCTCAAGCGATACGCGAAACGATGACCGACGGCGATTGCTTTTACTTCCGCGTCAATGACCTCTGCAGCACGACGCGCGGCCGTAGCGACCTGCTTGCGCAGATGGACTGGCTCGACGCATACGACCAGTTCCTTTTTGGCGAAGTGGAACGCGCGACCGGCATGCGCGCGTACATGTGGGACGTCACTTTGACAGGCTCTTCGCCAGAAGAAGTGGCGAAGCGAGCGAAGGAAATATCCGCACCGCGTGCGGGCGCCGTGCGCGTCCACAACGAAAACGAAACATGGAAGGCCGAGTCTCCCTCGCTGCAAGCGTACGATGCGGAGCGCGCCGCGCGCCTAGTGCGCAACCACATGCTCGGCGGCGCCACCGTGCCGGAGCATTGGTACGGCGGCGCGGAGACCGTCAATCGCGCGACCGGCGACAGCATGACCGAGCCGACCGAGAAGGTGCTGCTCATGCGGCGCACGATGGTCGGCTACATGTTGGAGGAAATTGGAAAGTATGCCCTGCGCGCGAAATGGCACGCGCTCGATCGCGAGCTGAGTGAAAACGAGCAGGCGATCCTCGACACACTCAAGATCGATTGGCCTGAGCTGACGGCGAAGGACACGACCAAGTATGCGGCTGCCATTCAGCAGCTGACTGCCGCTGCGGCGCAGGCCATCGCCGAAGGGCTTTTGTCTCGCGAAACGGCTTTGCGCATTCTCGCTGCAATGACGCAGCGCCTCGGCGTCGAGATCGACGTCGAGGACGAGCTGGAGAAGGCGCAGGCAGAGCTCGCTGAGCGCGGTGGCAATGACCTCGACGAGCTCGATCTGAACCCGGCGCCCGCGGCGCCGCCGATTCCGGCGCCTGACGTCGCCGCCGCGGAGTAAACCGTGGCCGTCCAGCCGCTGCCGGCGATCCGCCGTGCGCTGCTCGAAGAAATCCTGCGGCAGCTCGCCATTGCGCGAGCCGCGATCACGGTCGCGCTGCGCAATGCGACCAGCAAGGACGCGGCGCGGCGTTTGGCCGCGCAGCAGGCTGAAGTGGCGCGCGTCATGGAGATCTATCGCACGGCGGTATTGAAGGCGATGGTGACGAGTGCCGACGCCGTCTGGAAAGGCGGCATCGAGAGCGTCGGTAAGCAGAGCGGCATCGTTTTCGCCGGTCGCATCAATCCGCAGACGCTGCTCGCGACCGAGCACTTCATGACGCGCAAGATCGGCGACGTCTCGCGAGAGACCGTCAGGCGCATCAATACTGCGCTGACGCAGCACCTGCTCGGTGTGCACGATAAGAGCAGCACGATTACCGAGATCCAGCGCCTGCTCGGCGGCGTACCGCGCGGGCGCGCGATGACGATCGCCTACACCGAGATCGGCCGCGTTTACTCTGTCGCGCAGTACGAAACGATGCTGCAGCAGCTGCGCCTGGTACCAGGGCTAAAGAAGTCGTGGATACATAGCGGCAAGAAACATCCGCGGCCCGGCCATGTCCTCTGCGCTCAGCAGACTGCGAAAGAACCGATCCCCGTCGATCAGCCGTTCTCGATCGTGGATCTGCGCACCGGCGAGGTGGAGCAGCTGCGCTATCCGCGCGACCCGAATGCGAGCGCGTACAACTCGGTCAATTGCGGCTGCATGATGATCGCGGTTCCGCCGCCGCCCGACGAGCTCTTTTCGCAGCCGCTGACGCACTTGATCAAAGCCGGCACTGTCGTGCGCGGCGGCGAGATTGTCAGCGGAGGCTTCGCCGGGAAGTAGAAGATTTCTTACAGGACGGCGCAGCGAATTGCGGAAGCCGGCGATGCGTTGCTGTTGCATTCTTGCAGCGTGTCGCTCGCGAGCCAACCGAGCTTGCCGCGAGCCAGAACGCGGACTCAGCTGTGCGAGCGGCACTCGTGTTAGTCTTCAAGCAACCCCGCCGCGCGCGGGGTTTTGTTTTTAGCCTCGGCTAAAAGACCTTCGCCCGCGCGATGCGGATGATGCGCTCCGACCAATCGATATCCCGATTGAGGAGCGAACCCCGTGCCGAACGAAACCCCCGAAACCGAAACCGCCGACAAGCCGTACAAGCCGGTCGGCAAAGTCGTCGTGCTCTCCGAGCGCGAGGATGGCGACAACATCATCCAGGTTCTGCAGGACAGCAAGCGAGTCTGGAAAGACACCAAGCCGAAGAAGAAGGGCGCGTGATGAAGCGCGTCCCCGCTGCTGGCATCGTTGGCGAGGCTGCGCTGCGTGAAGCGGCGGCAACGGAATTTGGTCAGATAACCGACCTGCTCCGTGCGGCTTTGCAGCGCAACTACGGCCTAAGCGAAAACGACTGGGTGTGCGTCGAGGCGGTCTATCCCGACCGCGTCGTCGTACAGCGCAACGGACGCCTGTACCAGTTCACCTACACGATCTCCGACGACAACCAGGTGGCGCTCGGCGCTGCCGTTGAAGTCGTCGAGACGCTCGTACCTGCGGGGGCGCGGGTGGCAGAAGCGGCGGCGAGAAGTTCCGGTGTTTTCATCGAAGCTATCGCCGCCGCGGATGCTTCCGCTCCGCCTCGTTATCTCGTCCGCGTGATCCGTTCGGGCACTTCGTTGAACGGCGTGGACTACCCCGCCGCGGTACTGCGCGAAGCCGTGCCGCTGTTCAACGGCGTGCGCGTGTTCGCCAAGAACGACAACGCGCACGTGAAAGGCGATCCGAACGCGAAGGACTTCCGCAATCTCGTTGGCAAGCTCAGCGAGCCGCGCTTCGTCGAAGCGAACGGCGGCGAGATCCAGGCGGTGCTCGACGTCCTCGAATCCAGCGACGTCGCCGCCCAGCTGCGCGAGGCCGTCACTCGCGGCATGACCGATCTTTTCGGCCTGTCGATCGACGCGGCCGGCACCGAGAAGCGCCGCGGCAAGCTCCGCGAAGCCGTCGCGCTCAAGAGGGTCGATAGCGTCGACCTGATCATCGAGCCCGGCGCGGGCGGGCAAATCATCCGTTTCACCGAATCCGTCCATCAGGAGAACGACATGCTGCGTCAGCAGATGCTTGATCAGATCCGTCAGCGCGACGCCAAGCGCGCCGACTCCCTCGCCAACGCCACCGACAACGAAGTACTGACTGCCTATCGCGAAGCGGTCGGCGCCGGCACTCACACCGATACCTCGACGACGACCAGCCCGACCGGCGCGGAATCCGCCGCGCCGGTCACGGCGGCCGACGTCGAGGCGCGTATCCGCATGGTCGAGGCGCGCGCGAACGCACGTGTTTCGATCGCGGGCTCGCGCCTGCCGGTTCCGCTGCAGGAGCGTCTCACCGCGCGCTTCGCCGAAGCGGCCAGTTTCACCGACGCCGATGTGACCGCCGCCATCGAGGGCGAACGCACGTTGCTCGGGCGTTTGGTTGAAGGCGCGCAAGTGCGAGGCCTGGGCGCCGCGCGCATCGAAGCCGGCGAGGACTATGCCGACAAGGTGCAACAGCGCTTCAACGACTTCTTCGACCGCGACAAGCCGGCGACCAGCTTCCGCGAGGCATACATCGATTTCACCGGCGACCTGCGCGTCACCGGCTTGCTCGACAACTGCGATCAGCGGCGCATGCGCGAGGCCGTGGGCGAGCAGAATTTCCGCGAAGCGATCAATGCGTCCACCTTCAGCAGTGCGCTGGGCGATTCGATCACGCGTGCGATGGTGCGCGAGTACAACGGCGCCGAGGATTGGCAGGACTGGGATTGGCTCGCTGACGTCGTGCCGGTCAACGACTTTCGGCAGCAGCAGCGCGTGCGCCTCGGCGGCTACGGCAATCTGCCGGCCGTCGCTGAAAGCGGCCCGTACAACCCTCTGACTTCGCCGGGCGACGAGAAAGCGGTCTACGCCGTCACCAAGCGCGGTGGCACCGAGACGATCACGCTCGAAACGATCGCGAACGACGACGTCGGCGTCATTCGGCGCATTCCGCAGAAGCTTGGCGTCGCCGCGGCCCGCACGCTGTACGAGTTCGTCTTCGACTTCCTCGCGCAGAACGGAACGATCTACGACGGTGTCTCGCTGGTGCATGCCACGCACGGCAACCTCGGCACCGCCGCGCTCGACAACACGAGCTTCGCCGCGGCACGCCTCGCGATCAAGAAGCAGGGCGAGCTGTCGAGCAACAAGAAGCTCGGGCTGACGTTGCGTCACCTGGCTGTCCCGGCCGAGCTCGAAGAAACCGCGTTCAACATGTTCGTGCGCGGCACGAACCTGGACGAAACGTTCGTACAGAGCCGTAAGCCCAAGGTACACGTCGTCGACTACTGGACGGACACGAATGACTGGTTTGCGACGGCGGACAAGAGCGCGCTGCCGCTCTTGGAGCTCGGCTTCTACGGCGGTCGCCAAGAACCCGAGCTCTTCGTCCAGGATCTGCCGACGCAGGGCTCGCTGTTCTCGAACGATCAGATCAAGTACAAGATTCGCCACATCTACAGTGGCGCCGTGATCGACTACCGCGGCTTCTACGGCGCGAAGGTCGCTTAACGAACCTGCGCCGATGACCCTCGTCAGCATCCAAGCGTTGGTCGATGACCTGGTCCGCGACAAGGACCAGGTCATCGCTTCTCCGACGCGCGCCAATGCCATCGACGACGCCGTGCGGCGTTACTCCGTCGATGCGCCGCGGACGATCGTCGTGGACGTGCCCGGTGCGGGCACGACGCGCGTGGATCTGCCGACGACGTGGGTCGAAGGCGAGAGCGAGCTGCAGAGCATCGAGTATCCGGTCGACCAGTTCCCTCCGGCCATGCTCGACAGCGATGCCGCGCAGCTCTATCAGACGCCGAGCGGCTTGAAGCTGCAGCTCGGCTTTCAACCGACGATCGGCGAGCCCCTGCGTCTGACGCATACGGCGCCGCACATCCTCGACGACACCCAGGACACGATTCCGCCGAAGTTCCGGCGTGCGGTCGCGTGTCTCGCTGCGTCGGATCTGTGCGGTCAGCTCAGCGCGCACTACGCGACCGAGGCAGAGACGTCCATCAGCGCCGACGCCGTCGACCACATCGGCAAGACCGAACGCTTCCGCAATCGTGCCAAGGACCTGCTCGCCGAGTATGTGCGCCTCGTTGGCGTCGCGCCGTCGCCGCGCACGAAACCGGCCAGCGTCGATGCGAACCCGACGCGCACGACCGCGCTGGGCTTCCCGCGGCTGTTCCATCCTGTTCGCAATTGGCCCGCGCAATGAGCGGCGTCAACATCAATCTCGACGCGGGCGATTTCGCGCAGCTGGCCGATTTCTGGGAGCGCGCGCCGGACATCACGCGCACGCGCCTCATGCAGGCAATGACCGCCGTCGACGCGGACCAGGTCGCGCATCTGAAACAGAACCTGCCGCGCGGCGCAGCTGGTGCGGCTGGCCTTGCCGGCAGCGTGACGAGCGAAGAGCAAGCGCTCGACGACGCCGTCATCGGTATCACCTACTCGCAGGTTGACTACGCGGTTTACGTCGAGCTTGGCACCAAGCCGCATTTCGCGCCGATCCAACCGCTGATCGATTGGGTGAAGGGCAAGATGGGCTTGCTCGACGAAAGCGCGCGCAGCGTCGCCTTTGCGATCCGCGGGGCGATTGCGAAGCGTGGCACCAAAGCGCAGCCCGTCTGGCAGACGACGTTCGCGGCGCGTGCCGCCTATCGGCAGCAGGTCTTCGATGCGGCGATGGTGGCGATTGCACGCGATCTTGCCGGGGGTGCTTTGTGAGTATCCGCGAGATCCGCGAGGCCATCGTCGCGCGCATGAGCGCGATTCCCGACATTGGCGTCGTTCAGAAGTTTGAGCGCTACGCGAAAGACGAGGCGACGCTCAAGAAGTTCTACTACTCGCCTGCGCACGGCAATCTGCGGGGCTGGTACGTGCGTCGCCTTGCGACGAGCGAGAGCGGCAATCGCCAGGCCAGTTCGGTCGAGGTGTGCACGTGGCGCATTCGCGGATACATGTCGCTATCCGATGCCGCTGAAACCGAGCTCGTATTCGACGACCTGATCGAAGGGGTGCGCGATGCGTTCGTGCCCGACGAATCGCTCGGCGGTCTCGTCGACCAGTGCAGTGACCCCACAAACATCGACGGCGTCTCGGGCATCCAGCTCATTGACGCCGGCCCCGTCATGTTCGGCGGCGTGCTGTGTCATTCGGCGCGCCTTGAACTTCTCACCGTACGTTTTTTGGACCGCAGCCCATGACCTCACCCAAGATCCCTGACCGCAGCCTCGGCGGCACGTTCGTCTACGAGAAAGACGGCACTTTCGTCCGCCACGATCCGCCTACCGCACCGATCGAGCCGCCGTCGATCGCGGAAGACAGCAACGGCGCAAGCGACGAGCCGGCACCGGCGTCGTCGACCGACTCACCTGTCGACGAGCAATCCGACGACGCCAAGACCACGAAAACGCGCAAGCGTTAGGAGTAAACGACTATGACTTTGCGTACCAAGAAAATTGCTTTCTTCGCCGCGCTGGAGAGCGTCTACGGCACGGCTGTCGCCCTGGCGGCGACCGATGCAATTCGCACGAAAGGCGCCAAGCTGACGCCGTTCGAGGCTACCGAGGTTCAGCGTGATCTCGACGGCACCGGATTCGGCAATGCGGGCACGATTCACGTCGGCGAACATGTGACCGTCGAGATCGACGTTGAGATGGCAGGCTCGGGAGTCGCGGGCACGCCTCCGGCATATGGCCGGCTCTTCAAGGCGTGCGGCATGTCCGAGACGATTGTCGCCGGTACGAGCGTGACCTACGCGCCGGCAAGCGACAGCACCGACTCGCTCACCACCTACATCGAGCTCGACGGGCAGCGCCATCCGGCGCGCGGCGTGCGCGGTACGTGGTCGATCAAGGCCGACAGCCAAGGCATTCCGTACTTCAATTTCAAGTGGACGGGCTGCTGGGTCGATCCGGTGACTGCGGCCAGTCTGATTCCCGACTTCACTGGCTTCACGACGCCGCGGCCGATCGCCTACGCGTACACGCCGAAGATCAGGCTGCACGGTCTCGATTCGGTCTACAAGAGCTTCGGCTTCGACTACGGCGGCGATGTGCAGTTCTTCGACAATCCCGGCGAGCAGTCCGTCGAAATCATGGGCCGCTCCTGCAAGGGCAACGTCAGCTTGAAGGCGCCGACCCTGACGGAGAAAAACTACTTCATGGCGGCTCGGCTGGATGCCGATGACTTGATGTCGTTCGTTCACGGCAAGACCGCGGGCGGCATCATCACGCTCAACGCGCCGCACGCGCAGATCCTCAAGCCGAACTACGGCGACGACAAAGGCCGCGCCACGATCGAGTGCGGCCTGGACATCAAGTACACGTCGAAAGACGACGAGATGACGCTCGTCTTCACCTGATCCACCGCGTCAACGGCAAGTCCCGCGCCCCCGCAGGGAGAGGTTTCCCACGCTCCCAATAGAGGACTTGATCCATGTTAAAGCTCAGCAACAAGAAGACCCGTTTTTTCCCCGTCACCGTCGATTTGCAAAACGACGAAGGCCGGGTGCGCAAGTTCACTTTCAGCGCCGAGTTCAACGTCGTCTCGCAAAGCGCTGCCGAGGACCTGCTGAGGGTCGGCAGCCCCGAAGTTGTGAGGGATAGGGCAATTTGCGACGCCGTGTTCATCGGTTGGAAGGACGTCTTGGACGTCGATGGCGAAACGCTCGAAGTCAACGAAGACAATCGCCTAAAGCTGCTCGAAGAGCTCGGCGTGCAAGGCGCCATCGTCAGAGCCTGGCTGAAATCGATCGGCCTGGAAGCCTACGCAAAAAACTGATCGACGCCGCGAAATGGTGGGCACGCGGCGGCCCCGGATCGGACATCGACGACGTCGTGTCCGATCTGCGCGAGAAGGGTTATTCCGAAGAAGCCATTGCCCTCGAAATCGAAGAGGCCGCCCAGCTCGCTGAGCCGGGCCTGGTCTGGCCCGAGAACTGGCCTGCCGCGCAGGTCTTTGAGCGCTGCGAGTGGACCGTGCACATCGGGATGAGTAAACCGTACTTCCAAGACATCAGCTCGCGCGAGATCGAATCCGTGTGCCGCTTGATGCGCATCCCCGTTGCCGACCGCGCGTTCGTGCTCGATAGCGTTCGCCTCATGGCGAACGCCGCCGCGCCGATTCTCAACGAGGACTGCGGCTGATGGCCGGCATCGATCAAGAACTGCGGCTAAGGATCAGTGGCGATGGCAGCGGCTTGTCGGCGACGCTGCGCTCCGGCACCGACGAGCTACGCACCTTCAAGTCGGGAATTGACTCGGTCGGAGCGGCCGGCAAGGCCGCGGGCGAGCAGACCGCGGCGGGCTTCGACAAGATGGGCGCAAGCGCCGCGGCCTTTATGTCGCAGACGCGCAACGTGCAGTCGATGCTGGGTAGCGAGGCCAAATCACTTGCCGACGTCGCCGCGCGCCGGGAGGCATATGCCTCGGCGCTGAAGAATGGATTGATCAGCCAGGCCGAGTTCACGACCGGGTCGAAGGCGCTGAATTCGCAGCAGGCCGCACTGGAAAAGCAGCTCGGCAAGACGGCGAAGGGTGCCAACGGCGCGGCCGGCGCGGTCAGCCATCTCGGCATCCAGTCGGCCGGCGCGCAGCGCGAGATCGGCGTTCTCATCGGCGAGCTTGCGCGCGGCAACTTTGCCGCGTTCGAGAAATCGCTGATCACGCTCGCGCGGCAGACGGGCCTACTCACGACCGGCTTCCAGTTGCTACTCGGTCCGATCGGGCTGATCGCAGGGATCGCGGCCATCGCGATTGCCGCGTTCGTATCGCTCGAAGTCGAGCAGTCGCGACTCAACAAGGCCATCATCTCGACCGGCAACTATGCCGGCGTCACCGTTGCCCAGGTGCAGCAACTCGGCACGACGGTCGGCGCGCAGACGGGCAAGATCAGCGAGACGCGCCAGGCGCTCGATCTGCTCGTCGCATCGGGCAAGTTCACCGGCTCGCAGCTCGCGCTCGTCGGCAAGGGCGTCGTGGATTTTGCGACGGTCACCGGCACGAGCGTCGAGAAGGCCGTCGACACGTTCAAGAAGCTCGCGGACGATCCGGTCAAAGCGTCGATCGCGCTCAATGATCAGTACCACTTCCTGACGCTGTCGATCTACGACCAGATCGCCGCGGCCGAGAAGAACGGCGACACCCAGCAGGCCGCGGCGATTGCCGAGAAGGCGCTCGCCGAAGAGTTCGGTCGGCGCGCAAAGACGATGGAGGACAACCTCGGCACCGTCGAGCGCGCCTGGAAAGGGGTTACCTCCGCGGCGAAAGGCGCGTGGGACGCGATCCTCGACATCGGCCGTACCAAGAGTCCCGACGAGCAACTCAAAGCTGCTCGGTCCAAGGTCAACGAAGCGAGCAATTTCCTCGAAGAAATTTTGGCGGGGAAAATTGGCTACGCGCCTGACAGCTTTATCAATGCCCGCAAGGCGGACCTGCAGTCGGCAATCGACGCCGAGGCGAAACTCTATGCCTCGTTACACAAGACGGGCCAGGCTGCAGAAGACCAATCCGCTGCGCTCGCCGGCATCCACCAGCAAGAGCAGGACGCGGCGATCAAGGCGCGCGCCGACTTCGACAAGCTCAATGCGACGTTCGACAAAACGGCAGCGGCGCAGGAGAAGATCAACAAGGCCGCGGCCGATCTGTACAAGATCTACATCGGCGGCGGCAAGCTGCCGGAGGGCGTTCGCTTCGATGGCCCCGTCGCTGACGTTCCGGTCGGGCCGGGCTGGGACAAGCTCAAAACCAAGATTCTCGAAGCCAGCGGGGCGTTCAAAGGCGTTGCTGCAGACGAACGCCGCGCGGAAGAAGCGCTCGGCACGCTGAATCAGACGATCGACGACGGCGTCGCCGTCGCCGACAAATTGGCAAACGGCTACAAAGGCCAGCTCGGCCAGGCTCTCAATGCGTACGACGCGCAGATCGACAAACTCGGTCTTGCGATGGACTCGCTCGAAGCAAAGAAGGCGCTCGGGCTGATCAGCAACGAGAAGTACGCAGCGCTGTTCAAGAAGATTTCCGATGCGGCGGCGGACGCGGGCCAGCAGTTGCAGGAGACGACGGCTCATATCGAGAAGCAGGCGGACGTCGTCGGCAGCTTTCTCCAAAAGGTGGAGGACGATAAAGCGCTCGCTTCGTTGACCGATCGGGAATACGCGGTCAACAAAGCTCTTAACGAGCAGATCGACAAATGGGACCGCGTTGCTGACGCCCAGATCAAGGCAAAGCTCACCCTCGAAGGTCTCAACCCACACACCGAGGAAGGCGCGCGCAAGGTTCGTGACGCAGCCGCGGCGGCATACGACTACACGCGCGCGATGGACTACATGCGCCAGGGCGCGCAGGAAGTCGAACATACCATCGCAGGCGGTTTCAGCAACGCGTTCTCCGCCGTAGGCCAGCTGCTCACGGGCCAGATCCGCAGCTTCAAGGATTTTTGGGGCAGCGTGGTCAGCGGCTTCAAGAACATGTTCGCGCAGATCATCGCATCGTCGCTGCAGATGCGCATGCTCGGCCCGATCATGCAGTCGTTCGGCTTCAACGGCGCGAACTACGGCTATCTCGGCGGCGGCGCATCGCTGCTCGGCAGTACGCCGGCACTGGTGCAAACAGGCTCGGCGTTGGCCGCGAGCGGCGCGATTCCGGGCGGTGGCGCGTACACGCTCGGCAACGTCGGCGGCAACGGCCTGCAGGGGCTCGGTGACCTCTTCTCGCCGACGCAATGGTTCGGCCTCGGCAAGAGCCTGTTCAGCGGCTTCTCGTCGCTCTGGGGCGGCAGCGCGTTCAACCCGGCGTCGGCCAACTTCGTCGGGCCGCCCGTCGCCGGGCAGACGTTCGGCCCGCAGTTCGGCGGCTATTCGAGCGCGTTCCAGCAGATCCTCGGCGCGCTCGGCGGTGCGTATGCCGGCATCAATCGCGCGCAGAACGCGGACGGTGCGTTCGGCAAGATCGGCGGCGGCCTGAGTTATGGGCTGGGCACGTACGCGCTGGGCGCGGGTCTGTCGTCGCTCGCTGCGGGCACCGGCTTCGCTGCCGGTGTGTCGGGCGCGTTCTCGGCCATTCCGGTCGCAGGCTGGGTCGCGCTCGGCGCGATGGTGCTCGACAAGATTTCGGGCGGCAACCTGTTCGGCACGGGTTGGAACCCGACCGGCAACTCGCGCTCGAATCTCTCGGTCACCGCGGCCGGCGCGAGTTTCCAGAACGAGTACGAAGAGAAAAAGAAGAAAGCCCTCTTCGGCGGCAACACGTACAAATGGGTCGGCACCGACACGACGGACGAGCAGAAGCAGTGGCTCGACCAGTTCACTGCGGCGATGAAGCAGGTCCGCGAGTCGGCCTCGGCTGTGCTCGGCAACACGATCGCCGACACGGTCACCGGCGCGTTCAGCCAGAAGTTCGATAAGGACGGCAAGGTCACCGAGCAGATCTCGACCGTCCTCGGCAAGACCTACAAGGAATCGATCGACGCGTTCGCCAAGCGCATGCAGGCCGAGAACGTGTTCGCGCAGATCGACGCCGCGCTCGGCACGAAGGAAGCCTCGGGCATCGCCGAGCAGTACCGCAAGAATGCGGACCAGCTGTCCGAGGCGGCAAAGATGCTGCTGCAGGCGCAGGTCGATGTGAAGCACGGCATGAGCCTGCTCGGCGAATCGACGTCGCTGACGCAGATCAATGCCGTCGTCTCACAGCTCGCCGCATCCGGCGAGACGCTGATCGATGCGTACACGCGCCTGCAGTCGGAAACGCAGACGTTCCGCTCGGCGCTCGACATCATCGGCGTGTCGATCGACAAGACCGGCGCTGACTTCGTCCGCTTCGCCGATGCCGCGGCCACGGCCGCTGGCGGCGTGGACAAGTTCAAGACGTTGCTCGACGGTTTCCAGTCGGCGTTCTATTCGGCAAGCGAGCTCGCCAAGGCGCAGGCTGCGGCATACCGCAAGCAGTCGGACGGTGCGCTGACGGGGCTCGGTCTCGACCCGTCGATTTCCCTATCGGACTTCCGCGCGAAGTTTGAGGCGGCGCTGCCGAAGCTGACGCCCGAGCAGCTCGCAACCTGGCTCAACGCGGCGAACTTTCTTGCCCAGGCGACGAGCGCCGAGAAAGCCTACAGCGACCAGCTCAAGCAGAACGCCGAGACGATTCGCAGCGTGCTCGTTTCGCTCAATCCCGCGGGCGATCCGCTTGCGGGCACTTGGACGCAGACGCTCGCGAACATCAATGCGACGTTCGACCAGGCGATCGAGAAGCTCAAAGCAGCCGGCGCGACGGTCGACCAGCTCGCGCTCGCCGAAGCATATCGACCCGAGGCAATTGCCAAAGCCCAGAAGGCCGCGCAGGACAACTACGCGAACCTGGTCAGCCAGATCCGCAAGGGCATCGACGAGCTCAACACGCCGGCGACGGATCTGCAGAAGGCGCTCGACGGCATCGCGCAGGCCGAGAAGGACACGATCGACCAGCTCAATGCCGCGGCGCGCGCAGCGAACATGCAGAGCGCGTCCGAGGCGGACCTGGCCGCCGCGCACTTGTATGCGGCGATGCAGGCCGACGCGGCGCGCAAGGCCGCGGCGGAAGCGCAGAAGAAGGCGTATCAGGACTATGCGAGCGTTGCGGCCGGTCTCGGCGCCGAGCTGTTGGACACGCTGCATCCTGCCAGCGCGTTCCAGCAGCAGCTGCGCGACATTGCATCGCAGCTAAACGACAACATCGACAAGCTCAACGCCGCCGCGCGCGCCGCGGGCATGCAAGCGGCGCGCGAGCAGGATCTCGCGCTCGCGCACCAGCTCGCCGCCGCGAAGGCCGCCGTCGCCGCGCACACGCTGGAGCTCGGTGCCAAAGACCTCGTCAGCCAGCTCTACGGCAGCGGCGATCTCGGCCGCACGGCGAGCGCGGCCGGCGCGGGCTTGCAGTCGGTCGCGCAGGGCCTGCAGTCGATTCAGCAAGCCGTCGACGCCTTCCGAAACTCGATGCTGCTCGATTCGTCGTTGAGCCCGCTCAATACGCAGCAGCAGTACGACGAGGCACTCAAGCAGCTCGCGCAGACCGGCGACGAAGGCACCGCGCGCACGGCGCTGGAGCTCGCGCGCAAGCTCATGGCGACGGGCGCGGACTATACGGACGCGTTCAATCAGATCACGGGCATGGTGCGCCCGAAGGCCGACAACTCGGCCGATGCCGGCGCCGGCTCGTCGGTCGGCGGTACGCAGCTGACGGATCTGCAGCGCAGCCAGCTCGCCCAGCAGCTCGCGCAGAACGTCGCCGACCTCGCCGGTTTCAGCGGCGAGAACTTCACCGACGTCGCTAAGCGCCTGGGCTTCTCGCTCACCGATCTCAGCCGCGATCTGGGCTTGCAGGGCAAGTCGGTCGAGGATTTCTTGAAGTCGTTGCAGTCGCAGACGTACTCGCTCGCCGACCTCTCGTCTGTGCTCTCCAAGGAAGTCGATCGCATCGTCGCGGCGATCCAGCGCAGCTACAACATGAACAACGAGCCGGTCGCGGTCGACAAGAACAAGCCGACGCCGATCGAGGTGAAAGGCCCGTCGCTCGACAGCTCGGCCGACGCGGGCGCGAAGCGCCTGGGCGCGACCTACGAGGCGATGCCGAGCACCATTGCCAGCACCGTGACGCTGGAGCTTGCGCGCATCGCAACGGCGAACCAGGACGCTCTGCGCGACTCGATCGGCCAGATCAACGACTCGCGCACGTCGCGCGAGCTGCCGGTGCCGTTGCCGGTAGCTTTGCCGCGCATGGAAGAGCTGCAGCAGAAGTTGATCGACGGCCAGGCGCAACAGACGCAGACGCTCGTCAACGCAATGATCGACCTGATCAAAGTGGTAGCGAGCGGCGCGAGCAGCAACGACGACGGCCAAGCCAAATTGCTCGACGCGTTCAAAGACATGGAGCGCACCCTGCGCGGCGCGGTGGATAAATCGCGCAGCCAGCCCAGCGACCGCACCTCGCCTAACGTGGTGGTCCAGCGATGACGGTCATCATTCCGCCGCGCCTCGTGTTGCGCATGACGATCGTGCGCGGGATTACGGTCCTCAATCCGCCGCCGCAGGCGTATGTCGGCACCGCGTATTCGCACCGATTCAACATCTACGGCGGAACCCCGCCCTATGCGTTCGAGCTACGTTCCGTTCTGCCCGCGGGCTGGGCATTCGACGAGGCCACGGGCACGGTTACTGCGGCGTCGCCGCTGGTCACCGACGTCGTGACGCTTGCCCTCTATGTGCGCGACTCGGAATGGGACTACGAGCTGGAGCAGACCTTCGTCATTTCCGTCGTTGCGCTGCCGCTCATCGTTACCAACTCAGCCCCGAATGGCACCGTCGCTACACCGTACTCGTTTAGCTACGCGACGAGCGGCGGTGCCGGTGCGGTGACCTTCTCCATCCAGTCCGGCGCGCTGCCGCCTGGGCTGTCGCTTTCCAGCGGCGGGTTACTCACTGGTGCGCCGACAACGGGAGGCGCGTATTCCTATGTCGTCGCCGCGACGGACAGCGCAGGAACGGTTGCCACGCGCACCGAAACGATCGCGATTGCCTACGCCCCGCTCGCTGTCTCCGGCTCCTTTGCCTATGGCATCACGACAAGCTCGGTCGTCGGCTCGCAAGTTCTTTCCGGCGGTGCATCGCCCTATAGCGTCTCCGTTTTGTCCGGCACATTACCGCCGGGCATTGCGTTCGTCATATCGGGCTCGTCTTGCGTTGCGAGCGGCATTTGCCTGGTCATTGGCACCTACAGCTTCACGCTTCGCTATACGTCCAACGACGGTCAGCACGTCGACGTGCCTATGTCGATCCGCGTTCCGTACTACGCGCCCTTGTTTGCCTCAAATGAAACCGGAGTCGTGCTCGACTTCCAAGACCTCGCGACGATGTTTCAGAACGGCGCGGGAACAATGCCGGTTACCACCGTCGGACAGTCGATCTATTCGATCAGAGATCGCGTCTCTGGAAGTCTCTGCGTCTTCACCGGAGCGGCTCCGACTCTGCAATACGATTCGACCCGCGCGGTGTACTACGCGCAGTTCCCGAGTGGAGGCGCGGCTCATGGCACGGTGGCCGTACCGATCACTCTCGCCGGAAATGCGAGCAAGTCGATCGTCGCGGTGTGCACGCTCGGCGGTCCTACTGTCAACGAAACACCATTGCTGTACGGCGCGAACGCGTTTGCCGGCTGCTTTGCGATTGGCAATGGCGACAGCGTCATGGGAGGCTTCGCGGTATTCGAGCAAGGTTCGGGACACGGCATCGGGGGCGCCTCAATAGCGGCGGGCTCCTACGCGATCATCGCCACCAAGAGCGGCAACAATCTCGCGATCTATACGGACAGCACGTCCGGCTACAGCGGCACGGTTGCCGGTCCCGCCAGCATCACAAACAACGCGCTGAATGTCGGCTACTACCCCAGCTTGGCGGGGGTGGACTTCAAGGGCCGGATGTATAGCGCCATCCTTCTTTCGCGCGTCGTTACGGCGTCGGAAAGAACGGACATCTCTGCGGACCACTACTCATGAGCCGTCGATACGCCATTCTCGATGTGACGACGCTCCCTGCGCAGTTGGAGCTGCAGCAAGGTGGTCTCGTGCTCACGTACGACACGGACGGCACGAGCAGCGACCGCAACGCGCGCGCGACGCAATCGCTGAGCGGCTCCCGCTGGACGTGGGAGTGCGCAGCATGGGGCACCGAGGCGTTGACAGCGACGAACGTGGCCTTCGGCCTCGTGAAATCGAACGTGGCGAGCAACGTGCGTGTCGGCAATGCGGTAGGCAGCGTCGGATTCACGCCCGGCGATGGCGGCATATGGGTCGATGGCTCGAAGATCGACACGATCCCGACGATCGGCAAGCAGACCTACATCCAGTTCGCGCTTGATCTCGTTGCGGCCACGCCGACGCTGCAGATCCGCGTCGGCAATTTGATGCTCTACACGTTCAATCTGCCTGCCGGGCAAAGCTGGCGTCCGGCAGCGTCGATCGGCGGCGCAACCGCCTACGGCCTGAACGCACTCGTCAACTTCGGCAAGCGCGCGTGCGAGTACGTGCCCCCGACGAACTATAAACCCGGCGTATTCATCAATTCGCAGAGCAGCGGCGCTTGGTTTTTTGCCAGCCAGGCGCATCGCAATGCGCCGACCGGCTCGCCGCCGAATCAACGATTTGCAGGTTGCATTTTGGAAGCCGAGAAGGTGTATTTCGACGGCGGAATTCAGGTCTGGACGGATGGAACAAGCGGCAGTAGCTGGAGCGCATCCGATGTGGACCTGGACAACGAAAACGGCAAGCTCACTCCGCTGTTTCTAGAACAGCCGCGCAATGCGTTGGTGATCTGGGAGACGCTCGATCTCGATAATCCTGACGATCCGCCAACGCGCGTAGAGACGACGCGCGTCGATCTGGTCACGATTCCGAAGCGCGGTGTCATTCGCATCAAGCAGCGTAGCCCGCTCGCGATCTACGACGACCCTTGGATGCGGAAGACAATTCCGCCTTGGGCTGACTCGGGATCGGCCAATCAGCCTTGGCCGATCGCGCTCGGTGCCGTGCGCAACGCCGAACCAGTGCTGCTCGATCCCAACGGCGGCCGTCCGATCTATGCGATACATGACGCCGCACTGACGATGATTGGCATCGAGCGCGATCGCGGTGACCCCTACAACCCCGCTGCCGATCCGCCCGATTACACGCCCACGAACGATTTACGCGGAACGGTCCTCGAGAGACAGCCGCTCGGTCCATTCGTCGTTGACGTATCGTCAACAGGATCGAGCAATCTCACGCCCACGAACCCAACTGAATTGCTGGGTGGTGTCGGCGCAATGACGACGGCGAGCGGCGCCATGCCGGCGAGCTGGACGGATCGGGCACCGGCCGGCAGTTTGTGTACGGTGACGCAGGCATGGACCGGCGACGGCGGCGGCCGGCTTCGCTTGACCATGTCCGCTTGGCAGGGCCAAGCCTTCAACATGGCGAATGCCTCAAATGCGAGCACTCCGGTTGCAATTGTGTCGGGCAAACGCTACCGGATTGCGCTGGACGTCGCGAGATTCACGAAGACGACCGCGTTGGCGCGGGCGATTCTCTCCGTCAAGCTGGTGGACTCCGGTGGCGTTTATCGCACGCTTCCCGGTGCACAGTGGGGTTCGTTCGATATCGGCCATTACACTGCGGACTTCACCGCTCCGATCGATGCCGTCGCGCTCGGCGTGAGCGCCTACATCGAGGTTCAACCCAGCACCGTCAGCGACACGTTCATCATCGACTTCGACAACGTAACGTTGTTCCAACTGCCCAGCGCGCCCGGCGCGAACGTGGCGCTCGAAGGCATCTCCCTTGCGAACTACATGCAGGAGATCTTGGAAAACCGATTCGGTGCCAAGTCGACAGAATGGGTACGCGCGGACGCCGAGGCGATTGACGCCGCGAAGCCGTATCCGTTCGGTGTGTATATCCGTGATGTCGTAACGACGATGGCCGCGATCCGCGCGCCGCTCGATTCATTCTGCGCGGCGGTCACGACGGACGAGTACGGCCGCATGCGCATCGTCACCCTGCAAGACCCGGACGCGATGACGCCGGCGATGACGGTCACGTTTGCGCGCGCAGCTGACGCGCCGCTGGGCGACCCGGACGAAGCAAAGGGCCTGACGCTCAACGCGGGCGGTCGCTACAACTGGAAGGTCCACGGCGACAGTGACTTCGTTCTCGACTTCAATCCGGCCACCGGCATCGACGCCGCTACGCGCGCCAAATTCAAGAGGCAATGTCAGTTCCTCGTGAAGTCGTCAGCGAATCTGCCAGACCTCTATTCGTTTGCCGAGAACGCAAAGGAACTCTGGACACTGCTCGATATCCCGGCGCATGTCCAAACGCAACACGACAGCGTGTGCGGGCTATTTGCCGACGCCCGCTTCGACTACCCCGTGACGTTCACTTATGCGTGGCCCCCCGCGCCGATCTTGCGGCCCGGATTGGCTTTGCGTGTGATCTGCGACTCGGGCGCCTTCACGGCTGGGAAAAATCTCTACATCAAGCAGCGTCGTCACTACCCGCTGCCATGCCGCTACGAAATTTCTGTTGGGTGGGGTTGAACAATGAAGATCAGTCATAGCCGGCCTCAGATTGTCTGGACGACGAATGGGACCGCGGTCGATGATCTGGCGGTTCTATCGTCGGGCAATCCGGCTGAGACCGCCCGTATCGCAACGCCCGTTGCCGGCCCTTTAACCCTGACCGGATCGCTCACTGCGTCGATCGTGCCTGGCCTAACTGGCTTCCTCAATACGACGCTGCCGGTCGGCAGTCCTGTGACGGTGACCATTGGTGCGTACTCGACCACCGGAACCGTCGTCGCGCTGCCGCAAGGCGAGCGGCTTTTCTTGGTCATGCACTTCGGTCTGGCCGCCTCGTCGGCCGTGACGCTCTCGATCGAGTCAGGGCTGGGCGCGGGTACGTTGGTCGATATCGGAGAAGCCTGGCATGCGCCGATGAGCGACGTACCGATCAAGAAGGGCTGGCGCGATCAAGAGGTCGATAAGTCCGAAGGCGATATGTCCGAGTTCTCGCAGCAGTCAGATCGGCGCGGCCAAGTACGCCGTCAGCGCACTTTCGCCGTCACACAGATCAAAGAGGCGGATGTGTACGGCGCCGGCAATGTCATGTCGATGGGTTTCAAGGCGCTCTGGGCGCGAATCAATCGCCGCCAGCGAGCGATCTATATCACGCGCTGGCTTGACGATGCCGGCCTGCTCTCGCCCGGCCTGATCGCGGCGAACGCGATCTTCGGCATCGCTAAGCAGCCGCCCGGAACCGCGCATCTGTCGGGAAAGTGGTACGACCCTTCGGAGATCTTGGTCGACGAGATTCCGATCCCGGTTTAACAAGCAAAGAGGAGCGGCCGGAACGTGCGTCAACACGGGCCGGCCCCCGAAACACGCGGGCTACAGACCCGTGAGCACAGGCAAGGCTCCCCATCCCTGGCCAGGGACGAGCCGAGCCTAACAAAAACTCGGAGTAGAAAACGTGGCTCAACCGATCATTCCTTGGCCTGGCGGAAAGCGCCGGCTCGCGAAACACCTCTTGCCGCTCTTTGAAATCCCTCATACCTGCTACGTCGAGCCCTTCGCTGGCGCCGCCGCCATGCTCTTCGCCCGGCCGGAGCCGGCGCGCTCGGAAGTCTTGAACGATATCAATCACGACCTGGTCAACCTGTATCGCGTCGTCCAGCATCATCTGGTCGAGTTTGTCCGCCAGTACCAGTGGGCACTAACGAGCCGGGAGATGTTCCAATGGGCGCAGAAGGCCCACGTGGACGGATTGACCGACGTCCAGCGCGCTGCAAGGTTCTTTTACCTCCAGCAATTGACGTTCGGCGGCAAGGTCGCGGGCCGGACGTTCGGCACCTCGACAACCGGGCCGGCCGCGCTGAACCTCTGCAGGCTGGAAGAGACGCTCTCCGCGGCGCATCTTCGGCTTTCGCGCGTCACGATTGAGCATCTGCCGTGGGCAGACTGCATCGGGCGCTACGATCGGCCGCATACGCTGTTCTTCGTCGATCCGCCGTACTGGCAGACGCAGGGTTATGGCGTCGAGTTCGGCATCGAGCAGTACGAGCAGCTCGCGGCAAAGCTGGCAGCTTTGGAAGGTCGCGCCGTGTTGACGATCAACGATCATCCTGATATGCGGCGCGTGTTCGGTGCGTTTCGCCGGCAAAGGGTCGAGCTGAAGTACTCGATGAACCGTGAAGTGAAGAGTAAGGCGTTCGGCGAACTGATCTATCGCACTTGGTAGCGCTGATCAGGTAGGATTTTCGCCATGCGGCATTTTGTTTTGCATGGCGAAAACTTTGGACGATGCAGTTATCAAGCAATTCCGGCCGCAGTTATCGCGCGCCGCATCAGCTTTGGTTCTTTTGTGCTTTAGGAGCAGAGCTTCCACTCGTCCTGCGGACGAGCGGGTCACTTTCTCTTGCTTGTGCAAGAGAAAGTAACCAAAGAGAACACACCCCGGGAGCCGCGCTCGCAGCTTCGCTGCGAGTTCGCGAGGTCATGCCGGGGTTCGCTCGATGGACATCCGTGTCCATTCGCGAACTCGCGCGCATCCTGCGCGCGACCCTAGCGGGCGAATCCGTCATGCCCTCGCCGCGGCTGACGGGGACCCGAGATCAAAAGACAGATCAAGGGCCGTACCTACGAAGGCGGCTGTTGCTTGGGCGCGCAGGATGCGCGCTGCTCCGGCTCTTCCGGGTCCCCATTACATTGCGGCGGCAGCGGACGAAAAGGCCCGCTAGGGTCGGCGCGATGGATCGCGCCGATTCCGCTATTGCACAGGGATGTGCAATTAGCGGAACCCGGCCGCTGACGCGGACCCTTCGGGCAGGAGCCCGAAGGGCGCAATGTTCTGGGGCGTGTCTCTTTGCTTACTTTCTCTGCACGAGCAGAGAAAGTAAGCCGCTCGCCCGCAGGGCGAGTGGAAGCTCTAGCTCTTGAACCTACACGAAAGCAAAGCGCAGCCCCCG